TCACGAGGGCCTAATAAAGGTCGTGTAAAATATGAAAAATATTGTTATGATATAGCAGACGCATATGTAATTTGTAAAGCTGGTATCATAATAAAAAATGAATAAATTAAATAAAAGATTAGACTTTTTTGATAGCTTTTTAAAAAACTATCATTTATCAAAGGACGGTGTAAACTTAAATGTTTGGTGTCCTTTTTGTAACAATTCAAATAAACATAAACTTAAATTAGTAATACACTTAGAAAAGTGTTTTTGGCATTGCTGGGTTTGCGACAAAAAAGGATCTAATGTACCTTATCTTATAAGTAAAATAAATAAAAACGTTAAAATACCTGAAAATTTATTTTACAAAAGAAGTAACACAAACAGCTTTGATTTGTTTGGAGAAGAAGAAGTTATAGAAGAGTTAGATCCAGTTTTCTTGCCTGAAGGTTTTGAGTTTTTTTTAGATAATTTTAATCCTTCTTTGCCTGATGCTAGAGAAGTTTTTAAGTATGCATTAAAAAGAGGCACTAGTAAACATAAACTTTGCATGTTAAGAATGGGATTTTCTACTTCTAACGATTTTAGAAGGTTTTTGATTTTACCTTCTTATGACGAAAAAGGTGCATTAAACTATTATGTTTCTAGAAATATTGATGTTGACACAAGTTGTGGTTATAAATATAAAAATGCTACGATTCCTAAAAAGCATATTATATTTAACGAAATTAATATTGACTGGAATATTCCTTTAACAGTTGTTGAAGGTCCTTTAGACTTATTAAAAACTAATGATAATTCTACGTGTTTGCTAGGTTCTTCTCTTACAGAAGACATGCTTCTTTTTAAGAAAATAGTTCAAAATAAGACAGAAATAAAGTTAGCATTAGATAGTGATGCATACTCTAAAGCAATTAAAATAGCAAAAACACTTTCAGCATATGATGTAAAAGTAGATATTTTAGACACAAGAGGCCCTAATGATATTGGTGATATGTCTAGAGACCATTTTAATAAAATTTATAACGAATCTAAAGAATACACAGAAGAGGACTCGTTATTATCAAAAATAAGAATGTTATAGGAAAATTAAATGTTTAGATGCGCGCATATAAGTGATGTACACTTTAGAAGCTTAAAAAGGCATGACGAGTATAAAAAAGTTTTTACAGATCTTTTTTTAGAATTAAATAAACTAGATTTAGACTGTATTTTTATAGGCGGTGATATTGTTCACTCTAAAACTCAAGGTATCACACCTGAGATTATCGATATTTTAACTTGGTGGTTTAATAGTTTAGCAAATATTGCTCCAACACATGTTATTTTAGGTAATCATGATGGATTGATTTTAAATGAAGATAGACAAGATGCAATATCTCCTATTTTAACAGCAATAAATAATCCTAACATATATCTTTACAAAAAAAGTGGAGTATATAATACAGGTATAAAGGGATATAATTGGTGTGTCTTTAGTTGTTTTGATGAAAAAGGTTGGGAAGATGTTTGCCCAATAGAAGATGAAATAAATATTGCTTGTTTTCATGGCGCAGTATTAGGCTCTACAACTGACGTTGGTTGGGAATTAGAAGGAGAAGTAGGCTTGTCATTCTTCAAAGACTATGACTTTGGCTTTTTAGGGGATATTCATAAGACACAATATCTTGATGAAGAAAAAAGAGTTTGTTATCCAGGTAGTACAATCCAACAAAACTATGGGGAAGATATAAAAAAAGGTTTTGTTTACTGGGAAATAAAAAGCAAAAATGACTTTAAATCAACATTTATTCAAGTTAAAAATCCATATCCTTTTTTGACAATTGATTGGAAAGGATCTGTAGAAGAAACAATTGATTTTGCAAGACCTGTTAAAAAAGGTGTTAGATACAGAATTAGATCTGAATATGGTTTGTCTCAAGCAGAAATTAAAGTACTTCATTTCTATCTTAAAAACGACAAAGAAGCACATGAAATTGTATATCAAGTTTTAAATAGTAATAAAGACAAAATTAAAGACAGTAACGTCATTCAAGAAAATACACAGATTGATATTAGAGATAAATTAACAAGAAATAAAATATTAAGTGATTGTTTTGATAATTTAGATGAAAAAACTTTAGAAGAATTAGATAAGTTATTTCTTAAAAACCTAGATAAAATACCAAGTACATTATCAGATACAATTGGTCAAAAGTGGTCTATTAATTCGCTAAATTTTGATAACACTTTTTCATATGGTAAAAATAATTTTATTAATTTTGATAAACTAAACGGCGTAGTAGGCATTTTTGGAAATAATCGTGCAGGTAAATCTTCAATTCCTGGCGCTTTAATGTATACACTATTTAATTCTACAGACAGAGGAAGCTTAAAAAATCATGATGTTGTTAACATTAGAAAAGGTTTTTGCAAGTCTGAAGCTATAATTACAATAGGCACTGAACAGTATTTAGTTTCTCGAGAATCAACTAAAAAGACTAATAACAAAAATATCACTTCTGCTACAACAAAACTTAGTTTAACGTCGCTAAATAACAATGTAGATGAAAGTGAAGAACAAAGAAGAGAGACAGAAAAAATTCTTAGAAATTTAATCGGTACTTCAGAAGACTTTCTTTATACGTCTTTTGCTTCACAAGGTGAAATGAACACTTTCATTAAAGAAAAAACTAGTGCAAGAAAAAATGTATTATCTAAATTTTTAAACTTAGACATTTATGATATGCTTAGTAAAGAGTCTAAAGATGATTATATCGTCCTTAAAAATAGAATTAAAAATCTAAGCGAAAAAAGTTGGGATGATTTAGTTCTTAAAAGCATAAATGAGATTAAAACAGTAAAAAATGATATAAAATTATTAGAAGATAAAAGTGAAGAGTTAAGAAAGAAAGAAGTCAATTTAAATGTTCAGCTTGACAGAATTGCAAAAAACACTAGAAAACATCCGTCAGGATACAATAAAACTTCAGCTGAAACTGAGTTAATTTATTACATTTCAAAAATGGAAAAGCTAGGGAAAGAAAAAACAGGTCTAGAAATTAACTTGCAAGATAACAAAGATGCGATAGTTAAATTTAAGTTATTTAAAGAAAAATACCCAATTGACAATTTAAATAATGACAAAGAAAAGCTTAACACGTTAAACAAAAAGCTTCAATCTTTAAAAAGTCAAAAGAAAATTGTAAATGTTTCTGTAAAAAATGCCGATAATCAACTTAAAATATTAGATCAAGTTCCTTGTGGAGATGAATATCCAACGTGTAAGTTTATAAAAAACGCACATGAAGCTAAAAATGAAATAGGTCAAATAAATGAACAAGTTAAAGAGTTAGAAGGCTCTATTTTTGAATATCAAGGTTTAGTTAAAAATCTGATAAACGAAGGTATTGAAGAAAAAATAAAAAAATATAATGATGTACTAGCTAAAGAATATAAATACCAAATTGATCAAAAAGCAATTATTTCAAAAATAGAAACTGTAGAGACAAAAATAACATCAAATCTAGAAAGTATTACAAAGTTTAAAGAATTAATTCTAGAGTTAGAAGGGTTTGACAGTGAAGATTTAATCAAAAAAGAAAAATTATTAAAAACAGAATTAATTAGCAATAGTAATTTATTAAGTAATAATAAACACGATCTATTCAAAAACCAAAAACTAATATTTATCTTAGAAGAAGAAATTTTAAGTCTAGAAAAAGAAAAAAAAGAATATGCTGAGTTAAACGAAGAATATAAAATACATGATTTATTTTCTCTTGCAGTTTCCAAAAAAGGTATACCTACAATGCTTATTAATTCTTGCTTACCTAGAATAAATAAAGAAATTTCAGATATTCTTAGTGGAGTTACAAACTTTAAAATTGAAATAGCTGAAGATGAAAAAGGTAACAATCTGGATGTTTTTATTGATTACGGCGATTCTAGAAGAGTCATAGAATGTGCAAGTGGTATGGAAAAAATGATGGCATCTATTGCTATCCGTGTTGCTTTAATTAATATTTCTTCTTTACCTAAATCTGATGTATTTATTATTGATGAAGGATTTGGTGCATTAGATTCTTCTAATATTGAAGCTTGTGGAAGACTATTAAGTAGTTTAAAAAAATATTTTAAGTCTATAATAATAATATCTCATATAGATGGAATTAAAGATATTGTAGATAAAAATATAGAAATAAGCATTAAAGGTAAAGACTCTTATGTTCGATTTGACTAAAGGATGGCAAAAAATTGATAATAAAACTGAAGAAAAGGTTTATAATAGTACAAGGTTTATTAGACCTATTGTTTTTGATTTCTGTCCTATCAGTTGTGGTTCTTGCAGTCAAGCGATTGCAACTGTTGAAGATGTTCAAATGATGAAAAAAGAAAAAGTTTGCGAGCAATGTTATGAAATGTTTTATTTTACAAACAAAGACAAGTGGGCACAAGGTTGGCGTCCTAAATTAAAAACTGTAGGTAACTAATATTTATTTCTATACAAAAGGTTGAAAATATGGAATACGATTTAATAACAAATCTTGGAAACTGCATTGACAATGTCTATAATAATTATTCGGAATCTAGTAGCAGAAGAACTGTTGCTAAAATTCAAGATGAACATCTTGTAATTGAATATAGAACTATTTTAAGAGTAGCTAAAGATCATGAGCTTGAACTGCAAATGGATTTAGTAAAGTCTGAATCAAAACAAATGATTGAATCTAGGCTTAGAACTATTAAAGATACTTTTAAAGAAGGTGCTGGTAGAACTTTAAAAGCTAAAAAAGTCATGGATTACGACAATATAGAGACTCTAACTGTAAGTCCATATAGTCCAATTAGAACTTTAAAATATACATTTTCAGTAGGCTATGAGGTCTCCTAATAATGGCACAGCGATTATCAAGAAATAGTCAAATAAATGAAATCATAAAGTGTGGTAAAGACCCGGTTTACTTTATGAACAAGTATCTAAAGATACAGCATCCTATGAGAGGTTTAATTCCTTTCAAGACATTTCCTTTTCAAGATGATTGTGTTAAAGAATTTAATGATCATAGATTTAATATAATTCTAAAGTCTAGACAGCTAGGTTTATCAACATTAGCTGCTGCTTATGCAGTTTGGCAAGCAATATTCTATAAAGAAAAAAATATTCTTATTATTGCTACAAAACTTGCAGTTGCACAAAACTTTATAAGAAAAGTAAAGACTTATATGAAGTCTATGCCTAAGTGGCTATTAGTTCCAACAGTTACAGCAAACAATAAGCAGCAAGTTGAATTTTCAAACGGTTCACAAATAAAAGCAGTACCGACATCAGAAGATGCAGGTCGTTCTGAAGCATTATCATTATTAATTGTTGATGAAGCTGCTTTTGTTAGAAACTTTGACGAATTATGGATGGGTTTATATCCTACTCTGTCTACTGGTGGGCGTGCTATTCTATTATCTACTCCAAATGGTGTAGGTGGTCAATATCATGAAATATACACTAAAGCAGAACGCAAAGAAAACAAGTTTAACAATATAAAGCTAATGTGGGATGTTCACCCTGAAAGAGGCGATGAGTGGTTCAATAGAGAAACTAAGAATATGTCGCAAAAACAAGTTGCACAAGAGCTTCTTTGTGACTTTGCATCTTCAGGAGATACATTTTTAACAGCTGAAGTATTAGAAAAAATAAGACTAACAACTAAGTCGCCTATTGAAAAAAGTGGTCCTGAATATAATGTTTGGTATTGGGAATATCCAATTGAAGGTGTTAATTATATTTGTTCTGCAGATATTGCAAGAGGTGACAGCGGTGATTATTCTGCTTTCCATATTATAAACACTAAAGATAATTCTATAGCAGTAGAATATAAAGGTAAAATACCGCCAGATCATTTTGCTTCATTAATATATGATGTATCTAGAAGATTTAATTCTGCAGTTATTTGTCCAGAGAATAATGCATATGGGTACTCTGTTTTAACAAAACTTCAAGACTTATCATATAAAAATATTTATTTCTCTTCTGAAAAAGAAAAATACAAGTTTTTATATGGAGATGGCTCAAATATAGGAAAAGCTGGATTTAATACAAACAAAGACAGTAAAGAGAAAATTCTTGCAAATTTTGAAGAATCTTTAAGGAATAATAGACTTAAAACTTATTCTCAAAGGCTTTTCGAAGAGTTAAAAACATTTGTCTGGAACGGCAAAAAAGTTGGTGCAATGAAAGGATATAATGATGACCTTATTATGTCACTTGCAATAGGCTGTTGGCTTACAGATAGCAATTCAAATACTTATAATGTTGAGCAAATTAAGCAAGCAGATTCTTTATTAAAAGGAATGGAAGTTAACAATACACAAGCAAAAGATACAATAATATCACCTTTTTATACAAACAAACATAACGTAGTAAATCCTTTTGTACCTGTTTTTATGTCTAACAACAAATTTTCAGGAAAAGAAATTACAAAATCAAATCCTCTAGGTGACTTATCCTGGCTAATAGGGAAATAATAGATGGCACAAGAATCAAATTCGACTTTATTTAAAAAATTAACAGATCTTTTTAGATCTGGTCCTGTTGTAAGAAGAAAAGTAAAGAAATTCAAAGGAAACAGTACTTCTAAATCTTCACTTGAAATCTTTAAAAAAGCTCATAGTGATGTATATAACAGTACACTGTCAGCTTACGGATCTTATGACAGAATGGCAAGATACTCAGACTTTTCAGAAATGGAAGCTACTCCTGAAATTAACTCTGCGTTAGACATTTATTCAGAAGAATGCGTCTCACCAGATGTTGATGGTCAAGTATTACATATCAGTTCAGATAACAGAATGATTAAACAAATCTTAGAAGAACTTTTTTATGATGTACTTAATGTTGACTTTAATCTAGTAATGTGGATTAGAAACCTCTGTAAGTACGGAGACTTTTTTCTGTTTAATGATATTCACCCAGAGTATGGTGTTATTAATTGTTTTCCAATTCCT